ATTACGCCGCCCTGTATGTTCAGCGTAAGCGTGTTGGGTGTGCCATTGATAGTCACCGGGCCCGGTAGCGTGACCGGCGCGCCGAAGCCAATCGTCGCGTACGGCGAACTGATGTTGCCCGACACCACGATGCCGTTCACGCCCACCGCGTTCCGCACGTCCGCGCCCTTCAGCTGGTTGCTGATCAGATTCCGGAACCAGGTCGCGTCCCACGACGCCGGGATATTGAGCGTGGTCGTGCTGGAGAGGCCGGGCTTCGACTGGAGGACTATCGCCACGTTACCACTTGCACGGCTCGACGGTCGCGGTCACGTCGACCGTGAACGTCGGCGACGCGTCCGTTACGCGAAACTGCATCACAAGGCTGTAGTACTGGCCGATGTTCCACCACACCGCGCGGTTCGAGGTGTCGCCCGGCACGCCGAGCGTCTGCGAATCATCTCCCGACACATCGAAGGTCTCGCCCCAGTTGTCCGAGAGCAGTAAGCTGATGCGCGGCGCGACGCCCGGTGTCGGGCCGGCGCCGGCCGTCACCACCGCCTCTACGCGGCGTACGATCTGACGGTTGTTGCCGTTGTAGAGCGCTTGCGTCGTGAAGGCGCACACAACCGGCGCGTTCGGGTTCCCGAATTCTGTTTGGACGGTGTCGTCCAGGTACCCGATGGTGCCGCTCTCCGAGTCGCCGATCAGCTGCTTACCGAACCCGTTGAAGTAGCAGAGGCCGCGGTACTGGATCTCTTGACCGTTCAGCACCGACACCAAATCAAACCACTGCTGCGTCACGCAGTCGTAAACGAGCGTCCGCTCAGCGAGCGGGATAGTCAGAATGTAGAACGGGTGCCCGTTCCAGGTCGGTCCGCCAGCGGGCGAGGTCAGCGCGTACATGCCGGTGAGGAGACCGTTCTTCGCCGCGTTCGAGAGCACCGCCTCGACGCCCGCCGTCGAGATACGGGTCGGCGTCTGGCCGTTACGGCGCCGCACGGTAAGGTCGTTGCAGACCCAGATAACCGAATTATCCTGCAGCGCTACGCTGTAGGGGCAGAGCGGGTCCACGCCGTACGTCATGTACGTGTCGGCCGCCGCACTGAAGGGGGTGCCGGTCGGGTTCCCGGTGTTCACGAAGCCTTCCGACGAGCGCGACCCGAACGCGACAATTTCTCGGTGGTCGACGCAGAGCGCGTAGAACGGGTCCGTGCCGAACTGCCTATTGAACGACGCCGCGGTGGTGAAGGTGATCTGGCCGTTGCCCGAGACCTGCCGACCGTCGTCGTTGAAGAACGTGTACGAGCCCTGGCCGTTATTGTTGTTCGCCAGGAAGACTATGTAGCTGTCGACGAACCAGCAATCGAGGGCGCCCCCGAGCGCCAGGAAGAACGAGCTGGTGAGCTGCTGCATGCCGCCGCCACCGGTGAAGGGTGTGTAGGTCCAGCAGGTGTCAGTTCCCGGCACCAAGATCACTAGGCACGCGCCGTTGTCGGTCATGCGCACGAAGCCGTTCCCGATGAGTCCGCTGACGGAGCCCGGCACGAGCGTGAACGCGCCAGCGCTCGACACCGTGTAGAGATCGAAACCTACGACCGCGTAGACGACGCCGGCCATCTCCCACATGCCGCGGAGCGGGTTCAACAATCCGCTCGGCGTGAACGCTGAGAGCCCGGGCCAGCGCCGGAGGGATGCCGGCTGCTGGTCCTTCTCGTCGTCAGGCTGCGCCTGCGGCGCCGGCTCCGGGTAGCACCCGATCAGGCGCTTCGAGCCAGCGCGCAGGTCGGCGAGCTGGTACGAGGCGAGCGGGAGCGGTATGACTTGAGGTTGCGCCTGCCCCATCTCAGAACCAGTAGCTTCCGCCCCAAAGGCCGCCGTTCGCGCGTGACAGCTCACCGAGATCGCTCTCAGTGTAGCGGAGGTAGCGCTTCGTCAGGCGCCGGCTGGCCTGGAATATCTGCGCGCCTAGGTCGTAACCGTTGAGCGGGTCCGGCGAGGGTGGGATCGTGATGCCATAGTGCGGCGAGAGCCAACCGGCCAGGACCCACTTCACGTCACCGATGTCTTCGTCTTTAAGAGGCGCGATGCTGTTCAGCTGCGCAATCGTCTGCGGGTACCAGCCGATGTTCCCCCAACCGTCACGCATCTGCGTCAGAAGGTTGTCGTTGAGGATCGTCATCCCGTTGGCGGACTGCGTGGGCGACGGTTGCCGCCCTTCGCGTACGACGCCAAGCTTCTGGAAAGCTTCGGTGATGATCTGCTGGTTAGTCTGAGCCATGCGCCTCTCTGAAAAATAGTGCCGGTCTCTCCCGACTGTCACGTCATTTAATTAGGCCGACGTTCACCACCAGCGCCTACTGGGTGAGGGCAGTGGCGCTGTTTTTTCTTCTTACTGGACGCGAATCCAAGTACGCGGATTCACCGCGGCACCCGAAGCCGGCTGGAAGCCGTTCAACGTGTACACATACTTGATGGTGGCGCTCGCCACACCGGCCGTTGCGAGGTTCGTCGGGGTAAAGGTACCCGTGACGTTCTGCAATACGCCGGTGTAGGTGAGTGAGTCACCAGTGTTCGCGTTCACGGTCAGCGCGGTGATAATCTGTCCGATGGTGATCTCCGCCATCGCGCCATCGACCGGGTTGAGGGGCAGGTTGATCGTCAACGCAGCCAGCGTGGCGGGCGGTAGAACCACCAGCTTGCCGGTTTGCATTGTGATCGTGCTGCCGGTCACCACGGTGGCGCCAGCGTAGAAATCGAACGGAATACCGACAACGTCGCCGTGACCGTATCCAACTTGATAGTTACTCATTCTGGTTTTCCTAAGTTAGATTAAGCCGCCGACGCGACTTCGATGTTCCGCACAGCCAGCTCGGGGTAAGCGAGCACTGAGCCGACAATCGAGTCGAGACGAGCCGGGAGCACGTCGTTAGACGGATCCCACTGTTGCGCGAAGCGGATGTTGTACCCTTCGAAGCTTTCTGCAGCCGTCATCTTGACGAGTGGGCTGAGGTCGAGCATCGGGGGGTTCGCAAACACAATCGCGTCACGGTACCAGCCGAGGGACTGCTTGATCAGCGCGCCGTTGAGCGCGGCAATCGCGGCAGCGCCGCTCTGGCCGAAGACGCTGATGAGAGCGCCGGCAGCCGGAACGTTGTCCACGTTCTGGTATGCGCCGCCGGTGATGATGCCGGGGGCAACAGGGATCGCAATCGCACCGGCGGTGTCGCTGATGGTCGCGGTCACGACGAACTGCTTGGGACGGCCGAGGGACGCCTTCGTCTCAGGGTCGACCTCGTTCACGCCCGCAATGCTGATCACGTCGCCAGCGTTCAAGGTCGTGAGACCTGAAGCCCAGCCGTTGGTGTTCAGAGTGAAGGTGGAAACGAACGCGTTACCCGCGCCTGGGTTAGACTGACCAGCGCCGTTGACGGCCGGGGCCGCCGTGGTGCTGAACGATCCGATGACGTGCGTCGGCAGCTTCGTGTTACGGAAGCAGACGTAGCCCGCGGCCTTATCCGCAATCACGCCCTCCAACCACTGGTCGGAGATCGTCGATTCTGGATTGAAGAGGCCCTTGTTGTCACGGACGAAGTACCGCGAAGTTTGCGGGGTCGCCGTGAAGGTGCGACGGTCGTCTTCCGGCGCCAAGGATTCCGTCAGGTACTGCTCGTTCTGGAGCAGCTGATCGTAGGTTGCCGTGGTGTTGAAGGCGCCCGTGAACTTCGGGACGTTGTTGACCTGTCCCGTGGTGAAGTTCTCGATGCCGGCCGCGAGACGCGCCATGGCGGGTTCGAGCACTTGCTCTTCGAAGTTGTTCAGCAACATCGCACGCTCCACCGAAGTGAAGTTGATGTCGACGCCGAGCTGTTGGTTGACCAACAGGGTGGCGAAGCGCTGGACAGAGTTCTGAGCGTTCATCTGCGGGCCAGTACGGAGAGTGTACTGGAACGGGAGACGGATCGAGAGCTGTTGACCCAAGATGACCCCATTGATGGGGCCGGGCAGCAGGCTCTGGTAGTCACGGTTCGTACGACCCGTGAAGTTGCTCTTGGCGTGCAGCAGGACGAGAGCCTTGCGTGCGACCCATTGAGCGGTGATTAGTGAGTTAGCCATTATTCCTTTCCGATTTTATTTAGTTCAGTCCGCGTAGCTTCCGGGCGCTCTCGCGGAGTGACTGTTTGCTTCCTCTGTGCCGCCGAGCGAACTCTTCCATCGACATGTTAG